CTCATCCTCATCTTCATCAGATTGTTCTTGGAGAGATTCTTTTACCAGATCTTTGATTTCTTCCTTCATTGTTGAAGCAAGTATTCCTTTTGCATTTTCCGAGACAGCTTCTTCCAAGTTTTTCATTGAAAGTAAAGCTTCTTCCACGATTGATTTTTTTTCCATATTTGGATATATTTTTTTTTATAAATATATGAGTATTAATAAAAATTTAATTTTTACACTTAAAATCAAAAAAAAATCCGAGATTTCTCTCGGATCTTTACAAACACCAACTACTAATATCAGTTAATTACTTCATCGATTTTACTTTCAGAAACTGAAGTGATTCTCCATTCTTGTGAAAACCCTTCATATTTCTTTGTAACCTTAGCCTCAACATCAGTCACTGAATAACCTTTAACCAATTTTTCTTCCCTGATTTTTTTAATTTTTCCTGATTCTTCGTCAGGCATGTTGTACATAATTTTTGCGATAAAATACTTTTCGTCCATAACTTTTTTATTAAAAATTAAATATTACAAACGATAATGTCAACTTATTTTCCCAAATAGTCAGAAAGTCTTCTCATTAAATCCACAGATTTACTACCAGACTCTTTCATTTCTCTTTGTATTTTCATCTTATTCTCATCCTCCAAATTCTCTTCATATTTGAATCTGTCATCTGAGTCTAAGAAAAGATATGCACCTGGCGTCGAAGGTGAAGATACTAAGTCAAAACATATCAATTCAAAATCGTCTTGAACTTCATTTTGTTCTCCTACCTTTTTTAAAGACCCAACTCCTCTTGAAGATATACCCAAAGTTACACCTAATCTAAGTAAATTAGCCGCCTGATCACCCTTACAAGATATTACACCTCTTTCGTGAAAACCAGGTGAAGTTAAAAGTCTTAGTTTTCCCAACAATACATTTTTATCCCACCAAATATCCGTTATAATATGTGAGACTCTATCAAGGTCAATCAAAGAACTTTCGGGGTGATTAAGTTCACTTAGAGATACCCCTTTATTAATAAGTTTCTTATAATTTTCAGATTCTCTTTTTAAAATCTTCTCAGGATATATTCTACCATTTCTATTTGGAACATTGTATTTTTGTAGAACCGCATAGAACTCAAATGGTTTTGAATGATCCAAAAGATTTTTATTTTCCTTTAATATATTTCTATTAAATTCATCATTTGGATTGATATGTCCTGCATCATACTCGATGAGAATTCCTTTACCTAAATCATTTGGTCCTAATATTCTTAAATTATTCATATCTGAAAACAATTAATCAAATATAAATAGTCTAGTTTATTAGTTTTTCAAATTAAAACGATTTCTGATTTCTTTGTTATATTAAAATCAAAGTATTTGTTATCTTTGAAATTTTCAGAAAATAATATTTGTGTTATTTTTTTCATCTCACCTTTTAAGATATTTGATTTAAATGATACTTGTTCTTTAACAAAAAATGTTATTTCTAAATTTAAAAAAGATTTCTTTCCATATTGTATTCCACTGCTTCTCAGGTCTAAATCAAGTATAAATTTATCTTCAAAAAATGTTTTATTAATAATGTCGTGTATTGTATGTTTTATTTGTCTTGATAAGTTTGATATTACTCTTTCCCACCCTTCTACCATATCTATTTTTGGGTCAACCCAAGTTTGTATGTTTAAATAAATTGATTTTAAATTCTTTGCATCCACTGATCCGTAAATCGCTTTTATTTTTTTCAATCCATTTATTCGGATTGTTTTTCCTTTTTTCATAAATTTGCATGTTCTTCGAGTTTATTATTTTTCTAAAATATAATATATTTAAAGTAGAAAATCAAAAACAAATGATAATTGTAAAAATTGACAAAAACATTGAAAAAGCGTTAAAAACTTTAAAGAGTAAGGTTATTAAAACAAAACAAACTCAACAACTTGTTGAAAAAAAGGAGTTTGAAAAAAAGAGCGTTTCAAGAAGAAATCAAATAAAGAAGGCTAAATATATTCAACAAAAAAAGAATAATGATTAAATAGTTTCGTTTAATTTTCTTAAACGATAGTAGTTTAATTTATCAATATTATCATTCTTAATTTTGTTTACGGTTTCCTGAAGTTTAGTTTTAATTCCATCTTCTTGATCTGATTCCATTAAATCTTCTAATTTTTTTATGGTCATATTCTTCAAGGACTCGTACTCCTCGTATAGTTTTTTGGAATCCATTTGAGCAACTTCTAAAAATTCCTTCTTTTCACTTTCAGTTAAATCTTGTATAAAATTATACATTGATTGGTTTGCAATACTCAAAGATGTTTTTAAAGGAATATTAATTATTTCTTTTTCAGTTGTTTGTTTTGAAGTTATTGTTTCAAATACTACTTTTTTACTTTTAACTTTTGATTCAATATTTAGGATATTATCATCAAATAACTTATCTACATTTTCATATAAATTTTCAGTTGTCACTGATGATATCCATTCATTTAATGAATTAATTTTATCTTTTGATAATTTGATTGACTCAAATTTTTCTATACACTCATTAATATAATCGTTCGCAATATCTTTATTGATACCATTTTTTGACGATAACTGATCGTACAAATAAAACATTGACACTAAGTTTTTATCTTGTAGAACCAATTCTCTAAATTTTCCAAAAGATTCTTTAATGGTTTTATTTTGATATGAGTCTACCAAAATTTTTTCTATCTTAGATTTTATAATTCCGAAATTTTTCATCTTTTTAATTTATAAATATCAATCCCCCAACAGTTTTTTCAACTCTTGTTCAATTTCACCCATAGACTTTTTTGCTTTGGTAAGATTTAAATACTTTTCTTGATTATGTTCGTCTTTTTCTAATAGTATATTGACATTATCATCTTTAATAGATTCGGGAGTAACACCCGCTTCAGGTGGTGATTCACCCCCTGCAGGAGGAGCTTCACCACCCATCGGAGGTTCCATACCTGGCATTTCACCACCCATCGGAGGTTCAGGTGGGGTTGCAGTAACACCTTCGGTAGTTCCTGTAATCTTACCATATATTCTATCAATATTATCAAATAGACCTGTTTTCTTAATAATCTCAGGAGTCAATTCCAATTCTTTGGCGACCGCTCTTTCAATTCTTTGTTGTTGGATATCAAGTTTTATTTCATCATCAGAGAATCCTAAAATATGTTTCTTCGCCCAAGAAGCGGATACAGGAGCAAGATTCTCTATTGGTGTTACAGCATCTTTATACAACAACATTTTTTCTTTCCAAACATCGATCTTCAAAAGATCTGCCTGAGATGATGGATTAGTCAAAGACAATGTGAAGTTATCTAACTCGTCCTCAAACCCTAATAAAAACAAATGAATAATTGCAATCTTATTCAATTCTTGTAACATACTATTTTGTATTTTATTAATAGTTCGAGCAAATCTGATATCTTGTAACGCCAAACTTTTTCCATCACCAACCACTTCCTCAAAACCCAAAAACGCTTTTGGAACTCTTATGGCTGTTAATAATTTTTTTTGTATATATTCAATATCCGCAATTTCTGATAAATTCTGTGCTCCAGGTAATGTGTCAATTGGACTTGGTGCTGCGGGATCTCTGACAGGAATAAAGTAGTCCTGATCCACAGCCATTTGATTGAACCTCAAATCTACATTACCTGTTTTTGGATCAGTTGTTTGATCTCTTTTAAATTTGTTGGCAACTCGTTGTACATACGCTTCAACATCTTTATCATCCATATTACCAACAAAAACTTTAAAAATTCTTCTCTCAGGAGCTCTTGATGTTCTGTAAATCAACATAGCATCTTCCGCTAATAATAGTTGTTTCCAAATTCTTCTCGCTTTTTCTAATATAGATGTTCCATATGGTAATTTTCTATCGTCACCCAATAATCTAAAATGCGCCATTTCCCAAGTATGAAATTCCATATCTTTTTGTTTCCACAAAAATTTCAATCCTCTATTTTTTGGATCTTCTTCCATTTTTGCCGCTCTTGCACCCATACCTCTTTCCAATCTTTCAATTTCAATGTTTGGTAATTGCATACAACCCACAATTCCTTTTTCAGGGTCAAGTTTTAAAAAGACAAAATTATCACCATACTTACAGGTGTTTCTTGTCCACATTGGGAGATTTGTATTAATATCTAATTTATTGTTAAACAAATCCGCCAAAACAGCTTTTATTCTTTTTGATTCAGAGTAGATTTGTAACATAAATCCATCTTCATTTGGTGTTGTGGATTCTTCTGCGAATATATCTAAAGCTGCGGATATCTCGGGAGTAAACTCCATACTTTCAAAATCATAAAAAGACGCTAACCTTGTTGGTTCATAGTATACCGCTTGTGTATAAAGATTGTTTTCGATCTTTGTCCACTGGTTTGCAATATATAAAGTTTGTTGTGCTTGTAACTTTTCCTTTTCGTATTCCGGTTTACTTGTTGTTTTAAGTAATTCGGTTTTATCGAATTTATAAACAGGATAGTCTTGATTAAGTAGAGAGTTAGGTCCAAAAGCTCTCGATAATCTTTGCCAAACCGTTAAATTTTTGTCGTTATTTTCCATATTTTAAATCTAAACTATCAATTCAGAAATTAAAGTTATCTTTTACCTCCGAACAACCATAAATAGTTTTGATAGTCATTTTTGGTTGGGTTGTTAGAGTATATTGAATCTTTTGATTTAGCAGAATGATTTGGAACTACAGGATTAAAGTTTGATTGTTTTTGATAATTGTCAT